GGTTGTCGTGTTATTGGTCCTGAGATGTCTATTTCTCTAGTTGTAACGCCTGCGCTACCGAATTTTAGTTGTGCCATTTTGCGAACTCTCCGATATTACTAAGTATAAACCTAAATTATTTTTCAAACGAACTGAACACCACTGTTTGTAACAATGAAATCAATCGCTATAAACTCAACGACTCTTGTTGGTACCACAACGATACGGCCGTTTAGTCTATTAAGATCCGCATCTTCTTGTGTATTGTTTGACTCATTCATGATAACCTGGAAGGCTTCAATACCTGCCTGGACCTGAACCAATCCCAACTGGAATGATGTGTCTGCTACGAACTTGTTACGAACTGTTGGTGTATTCTGTTCAAACACAATACGACGTGCTATTTCAGAAACTATTCTCTTAATTTCCAACATCAATCTACGAACATTGACTCTGTCGAGAGCAGACTTGTTAATCTGCAGCGTTTTTTGTCCATAGATTACATACCCCAGCTTGGGGAATGTTGCGATTGGATTGATACGAGATTCATATAACCTATCACGATCTGCAACGTTTAATCTCACGGCAACATTTGTTACGAAATCAAGAGCTGCTCTATTAAAACCTGCAGGAGCAAACCATGGATAAGAAACACGATCATTAAACGCCAAGGCGCTGATTGCTGCAACGGATGCAGGTACTTTCACTTTTCGACGATTTACGCTATCATCAATATAAACGTCTGGGAAATATGTTGCAACGTAGTTGTTGTCTATAACTCTTGAATCAAATGTTGAACATGTGATGTTAACATTTGCCTTTGCAGTTGAATCATCATATATTCTTGAGATAGAATCGCTATACGCAGGAATATCCATGATATGAATTGCCATGCCGTAATCACGAACCTTCTTACTCACTAGATCAGTGATGTAAGGCTCTCTAATTCCAGGCACGGTAACTATGTTGTTATTGGCTTCACGAGGATTGGTAACAATGTCGACTGCAGTTAAATATGAAACAACACCATTGTTGTCAACATCATTCCCTGATGGATTCTTTGCGTTAACATCAACATCTGTTGTTAAAAACCCGTTAGGAATAAATGTTGAAGACGCCCCGGCGTCAAAGGAAACAGACTTGTCATTCATCCGACGAGCATCTCTGTCTAAGAAGTTAGTTCCATCAAAACCGCCATACATGAAGTTTGTAAATTTAGCATACGATGAGTAGCTATTAAACAGAGAAGCAGATCCCTTTGCCAACAAATGAGCAAAAGTTATTCTTGCATCACCAGTAATAGGATCTTTAATTGTGTAATCTGTAGGATCAATTTTGGCATTTCTAATGTATGCTGCCTCTTTCATGTGAGTATTTATGGAACTGGTCAGATGTGTCACGGATCCATTAAATAACGCAACTTTCGCTAGTGAGAATTTGTTATCATGCATGCTATCAGCAAATGAACCTGTTATAGTTGCACCTAGCTTTTCTATACCAACAAACTTCGTGAAAGATGTGAGCAAACTGTTCTTTTCATTAGTTACGTTAGCATTTAACACATCGTTTGACGTGTAATCAGATGTAGTTGCAGCTCTTTCAAACTTTGTTCCCCAATAATAAGCAACATTTGCGACTTCAGATGCACCAGTTTGACCCACCCAAGCCTGAGATGGATGAATTTCACCTCTTGTGACTTTAAATCTCATGGGAAGAGGAGGAATAAACGCATTAAGAAGAGCCGTCGAAGCCCCTTGTGCTGTCAAGTGAGCTGTATTTGTTGTAACTCCTGTTGATAACTTTAGATTAGGATTCACGTTAAGAACATGAGGACCTCTAAATCCGAAAGGAAGAGAGTTTGTAGGCACTAATGCTTTTTCAACATTATCATTTACAATAACTCGAACATATCTTGAGTTATTTGGATATTTTCCTGTCGCGACAATTCTCTTCTCGTTTGGATCAGTCGCGTCGAAGTTAAAGTATACTTTTCTATCACCTATCAGCTTAGCTATGTAATTAGGCGAATTTGGATCAAGTGAGCAATTTGTGAATTGTTCAATAACGCTTAACGTAGTGTCAGTATCATTCCAGTCGCGAATTTGAACATTAAATGTTCCATATTTATTTGCGTCATTAACTGATGCCTTTACATTACTAATTGATATTTTGTAAAGTGTGTTGGCATATTCACCGTCATCTAAAGATTCAAAGTGGAATAAATCGTATTCAACGGAACCGAAAGGTTGTGAAATAAATGATGTTGTTTTTGGAGCCGTAAAACGAGTGTTGTAAGAAGTAAATGTGTTCTTAAAAGAATCACTAATGGCCTGTGTTGCTGAACCTGACATTATTGCGATGTTAGCTCCACCATCAACATATGCAACGGCATGATCAACAGCAAAATCTGCATGAAGATAATGTTGCTCTTGATAAAACTTATCAGGATCTGTATTTAATATCTTGCCAAAGTAGTCTTTGTCTGTAGGATTAAAAGATGCTGTTAAAATTTTCAATCCAGAGAAACCATCATCTTTACTAAAATTAGAACCAATTGAAGAGCTAATGATCAACTTAAACTTGCCAGGATTTCCAGAAGTTCCTCCTAGCGTTGCAGTGTCGTTTGTTGCAGTAGTGATTGCACTTGTGTTTGAATCACCATAAGCAACAATTCTTGATTGAGCTGTGGTAAAGATTAAACCTCGAACCAAATTAACAGTAGACGCTACACCAACTGTTGTTGAATCTGCGAGATCAGGTACTGAAAGTGAACCATTGGAAGCGAGAGTATGAGTTGCAACAATGAACTGTGCAGTTCCATTTTCTCTCTTGTCGTCAGCATGAACAAAAGAACCAGTTAATTTAAAACCAGCGTTTTTTACAATTCCCTTTGTTAGAGTGTTAGAAAGATCAGCATCTGACTCATTAGAACCAGCACCAAGAACTCTAACATATGTTAAAGCTGATCTGTGCTTTAAAAATTCATTGGCAGCGTATGGGCCAAACTGTTTTGTGTCTAAATTACCAAACTTAGAAACGAATTCATTGAAATTTGCGACCGTTACAGGCACAAACGCCGGTCCTTTGTTTGATGTTCCAACGACTGCTGCAGGAACTCCTATAGGTCCTGTTGCCGCTGGTCCTGAAAGGTCAATTTCTCTCTCGTAAAAGTTGGGAGACTTAAAGGTCTGCTCTGACATGTTCACTCCTTAATCTAATCACTTGATCTTGTTGTAAGTATCATCTAAAAATGGTAGAATCAATTATTGCTGAGAATAATTTGAAGTTTCCCTAAATCAGCACCCGTAAACACAGTCTCACCTTTTGAATTTTTTGTAATAACTTTGACAGTTGGTGAATTATTACGTGACTCATCAGCCAAAACTCTGTTAATGTTATTAGACACAAGTGGTTGTGTTGGTGCTATTAAAGTGCTTTCTTGCGTTGGAATTGTTGGATCATCAGACCCGTTAACATATCCATTTACATTCTCTGTTGTATTTCTCGTTAATAACTTTTTTCCAGTAATGGGATCAATGTCATTAATTTCAAAATTGTTAACCGGGTTGTTTGTAACGACATCTAAATAATCTGTCGTGTCTGCTTCAAATGAAATAATGGGACTTGAAACATATTTTTTTAAAGGTATAGGTGATCCGGGAGCTCTGGACGCAAAAAAGTATGCTGGCACTGCTACTTCAAAGTTGCTTTTTATAAATCTTTCAGTTTGTGCTAGATCTTCAAAAGAAGTCTCGGTAGCGAATCCACCATCTTGTACTTTTGCAACAAACCAATATCCTTTCGCACTTGTTATCTTCCATGATTGAGCTTGCGGAAGATATGAAGATACAATCTTTTCAATAATTTGATTTGTATGTTGCATATACTGCGTCCACACAGAAACTTGATATTTTACTGTATAAAATTGCGGTGAGGGCACGACAATAGTTTCAATGATATTGTTATTAACATTAGGATATAACAATGCTTGTTGTTTAATCTGCGCATCATTAACACTTTGTCCTGTTTTTCTCAATGTTGAAACTTGTCCAACCTGTGCAGCGCTAGAGACATTTGGTTGGTTAGTTAAAAGCATTTTATTAATTAATGCTTGATAATTTCTGTCAGATTTATCAAGTTTTCTTCTAACTATTATTTCGCCACTCTGTTGATTAATACCTCTTCCAGTAACATCTTCATTTGACTGAACTACATCAGTTCTCATGATCGTGATGAGAGGAAGTATTAAAGTGTTATTTCTGTCTCTAAGAGGTCGACCTTTTTTTAGTAACGACCATTTTTCGCCAGCAGCGAATATAACAGGAACTTTAGCGGGAAGAGAATCTGAACCTATAATTTGAATTTGAATTTCTTTTTCAAACAAATCAAAAAACGCTTTATCAACATCCTCTATTCCGCAAGGAGGAATAAAGAGATCAATATCAGCTCCTTTTTCATCATATCCCGTTGGAAGAGAAGACAATCCAAAATTTTTGTTAGGGCGTGCATTAAACCTAGTCGTCATAGATTACCTCACTCATCATAAAAAGCTGAGCCAGTGTTTGTGGGATCACCATTAGGTGAAACTTCTTTTGGACCTGTAAGAGGTTTATCTAAGATTCCATTTTCTATCAAATCACGTTTATCACCTGTTGGATTACCATCAGCATCATATGCTTCACCACGTTGTTGAACGAAAGTATTTTGAACTGCATCGGCTTCGGGTCTTGATATATCTGTCGGCCCCAAAGTAACAGCCTTAAATAGACCTTCACGCGCCTTCAACCCAACAAGCTTTATTCCATCTTTGTGTTCGGCTAAACCATAAATGTTTCTAATAACGACCCTATCAGTTATCTCATAAAAAACATCTGAAAAAGAAAAGAAATCACCAATATTAACATTTATGCCTTTATCTAAAAGGTCTCTATACTGCACAAAAGCTTCTATTCGAAACTGTGCATCAATACCAAATTTATCTATTTTGGTATCAGCTTGAAAATTATTGTCTACTAAAGCGTCAATAGCAATAGGATTATCAAAAACTTTTTTTAAAGCTTCATTGTAAACTTCATGTGATTGAGTTTTATGTTCAGAAATTGGGTAGTAATAAATCTTCTGTCCAATAACGTCTTTTATTATTTCTTTCGTTATATCAGAAATGAAGTTTAACTCTCGTGATGAAATGAAAAGGCGCGCCATTTTTATATAGATATGGCGGACACAAAACAAATAATCACAAATGATCAACCGATTACGATTGCTTTTCCAAGAGGCATTGGAATATATTTGAGCTGTTTATTTAACAGCTCGGCGGCATTCGCATCTGCTTCTAACAATTTCTGTCTCGTTAAATTGGATAACCATTCTTTTAGTTGAGTTGTTAACTTATCTTTATCTTCCCTTGCTTGAGAAAGTAATTCATTACCATTCAATTGCAGATCAGCATTTGGTATTGGAATTGATTGGAATTTCGAACGAATTAATCCAAGAATTTCGCGACTTAAAGCCAATGTATAAGAACGAATCCACTGTCTTCCTGGTTGATTTATTGAATTATACGGAATATTTGACAGTGGCACATTCTGTGGACCTGAGACACCGTATATAGAATCATCTTGGAAAGCAGTAGGATTATAAGGATCTTGCGGTTTCATCACTTTACAAAACAGCTTGCCTGTCTGCAAGTCAGTCATTGGAATTGGATAAATTCTTATGTTGCCACCTAAAACTTCATAACTGTAATTTGATCTTCTAACTCTAAAAGCTGCTTCTAACATTCCTCTTCTTAGCACATCTTCAAAAACAGGTAAAACATAAAATATGGTAGAATTAACATAAGATTCATAGTTGAAATTTGTTGCCAAAAAGTTTGTCATGTTAGAAGAATTTAATAAGAAGTGTTGAGCTGCTAGTGGTTCCATATGAAACAATTCAACAATCTTCAACTTTCCTTTTTTACCTACTGGCATTTCACTAAAAACAGATTGTCCTGTTTGAAAATTTTTCAAATCAGTATACAAGTTATAATCCTGCTGTCCAGACACCAGCTCAAAATATCCTAAGGTTGCATCTGTAGATCCCCCGACATACGCTTCTGTTGCATATGGTTCAGCCATTCTTACTAAAAATTCTAAAGTATTTCTTGCGTATTTATTCGTTAAATTAACAGAACCTGTAGCCATACCCAGCACATTAGTAAGTTCAGAAGTTATTTTCATTTCATGAACTAGTCTACTATACTCACAGCATGCTTCTTCAAAACAAGCCCATATTTCTTTCTTAGTCAACTCAACAGACAAGACATCATCACCAAGTTTTCTCTTGACGAAAGTAATCATGCTATCAGCATCTGTTTGAAAACCTGTCTCAGAATCAAAAAAACCAAATGGTGTAGGAGAAATCGTAGTATTAAATGTTGACATCGTCACAACCGCCTTACAATATGTATTCGAATATTTAGTGACGATTTGAGTATCCAAGAAAATAAAAAACGAAGAAGTCATGACTTCTTCGTTTAAAAGACTTAGAAAAATTCTAAGTTTACATTCCTGCTATTAATGATTGCACAGCAGTTCGTACTCTCTCTTGCAATTCTTTTGGAAGAGCAGACAAAAGGATATAGTTCTCTACAACAGTCGTAGAAGAAGGAACACCTCCTACCATTGCTGAAGTATTAGGAGTTACAACTGCTCTTATAACTAGAGGAGCAGGTCCCACCCTGTCAGCATAGACCGGCTTATATAAATCTACTTTATTTTCCATAATCATCCCTTTAATATTGAACGATTCTCATTCAATGCACTATTAACAGCTTGAAGACGTTGATACAGAGTTCTTAACTCTTCACGCTTAAGTTCTACTGTTTCACGCTGATTATTCACTTCGAGAAGTTTAATTGTTTCTTCTATTAACTGAATCTGCTGAAGTATTGTTGCTGCAGTTGACGACATTTTTACTCCTAAAATATTTACTGGTAGGACGTGCAGGATTCGAACCTGCGACCTCAACCGTGTAAAGGTTGCAATCTAGCCGCTGATATAACGTCCCAAAGTTGGGATTCAAAGTGCTACATGTAATACCCGAAATCCCACGTTTCATTTTTTAAAATTTCATAGTAAAATATTGCTATTTTCACTAAACTTTTTTACTAAATCAGATGTTAGTTTTACATCATTGTTTATCTTTTCTAGATTTTCTATCTTCTTTAATTCACTTTGATTCCAGACTTTAAACTGCTTTGTAGTAGTTTCTTCATGATCTTTTTCAAGACAACGATTAATTTCAGATCGAACTCTTGTTAAAAGCGGATGAACGTCTTTATTACGATCGTCTTTCACTAAACAGTCGTACAAATACAATAGTTCTTGTGGAGTAACAGTTAAATTCATTCTTCCTCTTCTTTTGAAATAACAGCGTAAATATCACCCGAATTAAAAGTAGACTTCCAAATCTTTGGAAGTTTCTTTACCGGAAAGACATGCCATTCATCTCCTGCATGAAGTTGAATTTCACAAGTGTCATCATCGTGAAGCACTTTAACAGCTAACACGTCTTCTAACACAACTTCATCATCGTTAAAAGTGGCATTAATCGTATCAATGTTCGGCTCAAATTCAAGAGACATATATTCTCCTGAAGGTGTTTTAACTGAAACAGCTGGTAACTCTGGCAGAACATCTGGTAAAATAACCGCGTCTGCTTCAATAATAATTTCGTTATCAGAAGCTGATCGCATCTGCACACTATCTTGCGGTTCAAGATCAGTTAAATAAGTCTCAAAGCGACAAAGAAGATCAGCTGCATGATCTTCTTTGTCGCCTAGCGTAACACTATCGGAAACTACAGTACGAAACAAAACCGAATATAGAAGCAATGTGTCAGACTTAGATATTTCCATACTCTAACATTAATTACACATCAGCTAAATGTGTAATTGTATATTTGCCAGTTGTCAATATCTTTAATTAACAAGAAAACAATGCGTCTCGGTTACGATGCTATTAGTCCTGTTTTTTCTACTTTTCAGCAGAAACTTTCTTCATTACATTCATCGCTTTTGTTGTGTCATCTGGGCTAGCATCTAACAACTTTGCAATAAGATCTCCAAAAATTTTATTATCTGCAGGGCTTCTTTTATCAGCACGTAAATTAGTGATTGCAGTTTTTAACTTGGCAGGATCATCAACACCTACAGCATCTGCTAATTTCTTAACATCAAGAGTTCCTTCAGCTTCACTACCAGTAGTGCCTGGTTTTGATGGTGCTGCTTCGGCTAGTGCTTTTCTAACACCTTCTCTAATCGACTTGTGCAAAATTGATATGGAATCTAGTTTATTTCTTTCCTCAACAATTAATTTTTGTAACAGCCTACTTGTAAGTTTCATGATTTTAATTATTCCCTTCAACACATCTAATAACTTCAAGAATAAATTGTCTTAAAATATTTTCAGATAACTTAATCGTATTTTTTCTGATTAATCTTTCGGCTGCAATTGCTTTATCGGGACCAATGACGGGACCCATGAAGCCTAATCTCACACTCTTTAAAAGAATATTCTGACAAGTTTCTTCACGGCGTCTTGATCACCTAAAAGTAACCGATTCGTAAGATGTCGTAACCAACTTAACTCTTCACGTGCAAAGAAAACTCTAAAACCGGGTGGAGGTGGATTTTTCTCCAAATTATCAGGTTTAAATTTCTAAAACGCGGAGGGCTTTGAGGCTCACTTAATAAGTCCAGCAAGTTTCTGCCAACGTTCAACAATAACAGCACCTTCGTTTCTAAAACGTGATTCTTTCTTTGTTTTTCCTGCATCACCGGCTGTTGTCGCAATTTCAGGAGAATAGGGAGGATTAATATCCATGGTTCCTGATTCAATATCTTTCTTCACTGCAGCCAATTGGCTTGGTTCAATTGCAGGCATGTCAACCTTGGGAGGCATCCATCCTTCGACCGCCCTGGTGTCTGCGGTCGCTGCCCAATTTTCTTTGACATGTTCCACTGCATCCTCAAGCGTCTCAAAACCATTCGCCTGGAATGCCTTGAGTATTTCTTCGGGAGCAGGAAGGAACTTTCCACCCTTCGAAGCCATCTCCACAAACTTGTCTGCAACAGCTTCGGGAGTTAATGCGTCTAGATTTGCATCAGAAGGCTTGCCTTGCCCGCCGTGGGCGGCAGTCCAAACATTGAGAACACCAACCAATTCCTTGCCCGGCAGATCAATCTGCAAACCGCCGACTGAAGCACTGGGATCAACCATCAGGGTCGCTGCCCAACGGTGATGGCCGTCCATAATGTGGTTATCGTTAGAAACAATAGCCCCCAAATCACCACCGGCACCGCCACTGAAATTTCCCATCTTGCCCATCATTTGAATGGCCATTCCAACGAATTTGCCAAAGTCCATGGTCGTTTGGGTTGCTCTCAAGCTGTTGGCAGGTGAACTTGTCTGGCCACCGGAAGCGACATCGTCATCCGCAACATCGTCTTCCTGCCCCTTGGAGGCCAAAGCTTTGGCGATTGAAGGATCGACTTGACTCAGGCTCGTGGGGAAAAGCTTAGGGTCAATTTTAGTAGGTGATGCATCTTCAAGCAACGACAAAAGAGAATATTTCTTGTTAACTTTTAAAGCTTTGCTTGCTTCTTCACGAATAATCTTACGCAATTGTGTTGCCGTCAGTTTCATATTAAACCTTTCAAAAAACTAAAACTCAACTTAAATATTCACTCAACTTATTATATTTTGTTTTTAATTGTCATTTTCCACGCATTAAAGCACAAAAAGCTGGTGAACCTATCGTATGATGCTTGCCATCTATTTGATAGAACAGATTGATTCCTTTTTCTAATGCCCATTGGACAAGCCAATTTAAAGTTCTCACGTCTAGCTTCCCACTAGCTTCAGCAACTTCATAGTGTGTTAAATCAGCACGGGAAGGCAATGTAATCTTAGAAATGATAACACCCGTTAAATCTGGTCTCATCCAAGTTGGAAAAACTTCAGATTCTGCTTTCCACGCACAATTGTACGTCTTACATGTTCCAGGACGTTCTTCATATTCGGTACATTTACCATCGGCAAGATAAAAACAATGACGTCCTGGGTACATCTCGTGTCCACGAATGTTGGCTGACAACCAACCTTCACAGCACGCCGTACACGTACCGCAGTGCCTGTCTTTAACAATAGGTAAAGAACGTTTAACTTCGCTATTTGTCACTTCTTCCATTTTCTTGTTTCTTTCTCACAACCATTGGATTTTCTTTCACCAACCAAAACTCTCTCTCAAGAGGCGGAGTTTCACCATGACGAAACCACATTAATTTACGTCCGGCAGTAGACGAATATACACCAATAATCGTATACTCACCTGCGTGAACAAGATCGTGACAAGAATGACACAATACCGCTAGATTCTCATTATCATTAGTGCACCGAGGATCACACTGCGGAATTATATGATGAAAGTTCAGCGCCGCAGATCGATCAAATCCGCAGATCTCACAAGAGACCTTGGATAGTTTCATTTGACCAGATCTGCGGCGCTTCACTTCGAGATTATATCTCGTTTTTTACGTTGTTAATCAGGGGCTGGTAATCGTGCAGGAACCTGACATAGCGGTTACCAAGAATGAATTTCCATCACAAATTAAAGCGACAGAAGAACCAACACCGGCGGCTAAAGTTAATTTCCAGCCCTGGTTGTCAGGTGTTGCACCTGGTACGCCTGCAAACACTT